TATTATCGGCGAAGCGCAACCGATTCTCGACTTTATGAACAAGTTTGCGGATTGGCTGAACAAGTCCGATACCTCAACAAAGAATCTCGTCCTGGGATTTGGGGCGCTTGGAACTGTTCTGACCACCGTCGGGGCAAGTAAGATCGGGCTGTCGCTTCTTGGGCGCGGCTTGGGCCTAGGCGCGGGAGCAGCGGCAGCAGAGGGCGCTGGAGTAGCGGCGGCTGGTGCCGGGGCTGGGGCAATGGTTGGAGTAGTGGTTCCCCTTGCGGTCGCGGCCGGACTCGCATACATCGCATCAAGTCATGATGCTGCTGATACGGTCAGGAAAATTCTCGGAATGCCGGAAAAAGTCGAGCCAGGTAAATGGGGTGATTGGATAACTGAAAATTGGATGCCTCACAGGGAAGTAAAAGCGCTTCATCCAGGCCCATCGGGACCATCTTTCATGTCAGATAGTAATTTTATGGGACGTATGCACGGTGGCGGAAAAACGTCGGCAACCAAAGAATACATGATGAACTATCTGGCCGAGAGAGGACTTCCAAAGAAAGACGCTGCTGCAATCTCCGCGAATCTTTGGCTTGAAAGCGCGGGTAAATCGAATCAACCTCAGATTGGTGGTGGCGAAGGATACGGGCTGGCTCAATGGGGCAATAAAAGGCAGGCCGACTTCAAAGCATGGTCGGGACGTGACATTCACGGATCAAGCGTAGATGAACAATTGAATTTTGTAATCTTTGAACTTACGAAAGGAAAATTAAAGGCGGTCGGAGATGAACTCAAGAATCATCCGACAGCATACGGTACTAGCGCAGTTGTTTCGCGCTATTACGAATCTCCGGCGAATGCTGATGTGAATGCAGCTCAGCGCGGTGCATTGGCTCAACTCATGCTCGGAGTACCAGGCGCGTCGGCGAACTCGGCTATGGCCTCATCTGTGCCAACAGGTGCGGGGAGCAGCAGCACTTCCACGGTGAACATCCACGAACTGAAGGTTTACTCCGCCGCGCACGACGCGCCAGGGATCGCAGCCGACATCAGGCAGCAGCTTCACAGTCAACTTGTCTTTCAAGCGGGAACGGGGTTATAAGCAATGCCGCTGATTATTTTTCCTGATGTGCCGAATCTACAGGGCGTTCCAAACGTCCCACGCAGTGCTGCGGAATTGCTGGCCGGTGCTATCTCTGATCTTAGCCGCGTTTCTTCCATCGTCAACGGGGTAGCAAATTCCGCTATCCTTGGAACAGACCTGAACTCTGCCAACGCGGTAATCAACTCTTACCCGAAGACGAATTACACAACAATCAGCTTAGGGCAGGCCAACAGTGCTATCGCAAAAGCGAAGCAAAACTCCAACGCGATTCTGTGGGGTATATTCGAGACGGTTTCAGGAAATCTTCTTGGAGCCAGTTCAAGCGCATCTGCAAGCCTTTCTTTCTATGGAATGGATTTTGTAAAGGAATTTCGTATTAGCGATTTTCCGACAGAGCAGGGCGGCTTTACCAGTTTTAACAAAGTAGAGATGCCTGCAACGCCAAAAGTTACGCTGGTGCTTTCAGGAAGTACGGATGACCGCAAAGCGTTCCTCTCCGCAGTTAAAGCAGCAAGCGAGTCCATGACTATGTACACCGTGACCACACCGGAGGCCGTTTACGAGAATTACAGCATTGAACGGTACAGTTATCCTCGGTCTCCTGACAAGGGGTCCAATTTGATGATTGTGGATATTCACCTGAAAGAGATACGCGGGGTTACTGCGAGCTATGCTGTTGCAGCCCTAGGCGGGATCAATTCACCACAAAACCCGGATGCGTCCTCGCAAGTGGATAACGGTATTGTCCAATCATTGCAGCCTAGTTCTTCTCTGAGTAAGACGGCTACAAGCACGATAGGAGGCGGAAGCTAATGCAGCAGGTTCCTATCCAACCCGTTTCTTCTCAGCAGGTCAAGACTGTGCTTAACGGTCAGAATTGCCAGATTGCCATTTACCAGAAATCTGCAAACGTTTTCGCGGACATAAACGTAAACGGGGTGGATATTTCAAGCGGAATCCTTGCGCTGAATGGCGTTCCCTTGAATCCGTTTGGCTATATGCCGTTCTCTGGAAATTTGTATTTCATCGATACGCAAGGTTCATCAGACCCGACATATACTGGATTCGGCGCAAGGTTCCGACTTGTCTATCTGACGGAGGCTGAAATAAATGCCATCCTTTGATAACAAGAAAGAACTACGCTTCGTCATTAGCCTACTGACCGGCACGTTTGGGTCAGGCAATGCGAATCAGATCACGCTTGAAGGCTTGCGGGCATCTGTCACTATCGAAAACGGCGGCGGCAATATGAGCGGCGTGTTGAGTGCGCAGATATGGGGAGTGAGTCCGAGCGACATGGCTTCCATCACCACTCTTCGGTGGAAGATTTCCAATATGATCGTTTCGCAGATAGAGGTTTATGCAATAGATGGTGACAGGCAGACGTGCGTATTCATCGGAAACATTCAGAATGCATGGCCCGACTACTCAGCTATGCCGGACGTGTCTCTTACGATCAGCGCACAGATCGGCATTGCAGCGCAACTCACACCTATTCCCCCAACGAGCTACAAAGGATCGGTGGAGGTGAAGACGGCAATGGGGAAGCTGGCTGCTACGATGGGGTTTGATTTTGAGCCTAACAATGTGGCTATCTCTATGACTGACGTTTACTTGCCGAATACCGGGTTAGCGCAGGCGCGTTCACTTGCGAAGGCGGCGGGGATTGACCTCTATCTTGATAGGGACGTGCTGGCTATCACGCCTCGAAATTCGCCGCGTGGAACGCTCGTCCCTGAAGTCTCGCGGCAGTCTGGACTTAGCCGCGCTCCCATGTTCGACTTGCAGGGCGTTCACTTCGACACACTTTTCAATCCTGCCATTCTTTTCGGCGGGCTATTCAATCTCGTTACTGACGTGCCCCAAGCCAGTGGTCTTTGGCTTGCCTATTCGATCACACATCACCTGGAAAGCGAAAAACTGGGCGGTGCTTGGTTCTCCACTGTGAGAGGATGCTTGCGCAATGTCATCGCAATCTAACGGAATCCCGATTGGTCCGATTCTCCCCTCAAGCTCACAGGGTGAGTTCAACGCGCTGAGCTTTGTGATTGAGCAAGCCCTCTCCAAAATGCAGACGGCGCTCCCGGTCAAGGTCATATCTTGTACGAACTCAGGCGGCTTGTCTCCGGTCGGCACGGTGGATATTCAACCGCTCGTGAATCAGGTTGACGGCGATGGAAACCCTACGCCGCATTCGACTATTCACACGGTCCCTTACGTGCGCATCCAGGGCGGCGCGAATGCCGTCATCATTGACCCGCAGCCGGGCGACATTGGCGTGGCCGTCTTTGCCAGCCAAGACATAACCAAAGTCAAAAATACCAAGGGGCAAGCGAATCCCGGCAGCTTCCGCATATTCGATTGGGGCGATGCGATGTACTTGGGCGGGGCGCTGAATGGCGTTCCGACGCAGTATATTCAATTTACAGCGGCGGGGATCAATATCGTATCGCCTAACGCGGTGACGATCACGGCACCTCACGTGGCGGCGGAAAGCATGGGCGGGACTCCGCACGCGCTTGTAATCGATGATTGGCTCACTTGGTATACTGAACACGTGCAACCGTTCATAGTTTCAAAGGGTTACACTGGACCAGATGCGCCCACAGTTTCGCAGACGACGATTTTGAAGGGGCAGTAAAATGGCGATGTATAAAACACTCTTGCTCGACAGAACAGCGTGGGATTTAGTGCTGGATAGCGCCAGGAACATCGCGCTCGCCTCTCCGCCCTACGCGCTGGTTCAAGACGTGGCCTCGGCAGCGCGTACGTTCCTCGCAGAGTGCTGGTACGACACTACGCTTGGGGTTGACTATTTCGGGACCATGCTTGGCCAGTTACCGCCATCTTCTGTGATTACGAATGGTCAAAGCAAGGCAGCTCTGACGGTTCCCGGCGTGGTCACAGCGTCTTGTACAATTGACTCATTCGATTCGCGCTCCGTCGCGGGAACAATCTCGTTTA